TCGCGTGTCGGGCAGCGGCCTGCGCGGCGTATCACGGCCAAGCAGAGCGACTTCCGACAGGTGATTGTCCTTCCAAATCTCCGCGCTGCGACGGGGATAGGCGTTCGTCGCCAGCAGCGAATCAAACGCTTCCTTCGGCATTTCGACATCGCCCACGACATAGGCGACGCCGTTGCGCTCCTCGTAGCGGACGCTGGTGATGTCGCCGACCGCCTCGGGCCGCGTGGGCTTGCCGTCCTTCTCGTGTTCGATGACAAGTTTCGGGCGACTGCCGCGCTGGATGAACTTGCCCGTGCGGGAAACGATGTCCTTCACGCGGGCGTTGTCATAGCCCTGCATGGCCTCGTCCTCGTCCGAGTCGATGGACGGATCGAAGCCCATGAACAGTTCAAGGTTGCGGATGCGAACCTTGCCTTCCTCGGTGTTCTCGACGGTGTGGGAGGCTTGCATGGTCACTTGCCAAAGTAGAAGCGATCCTCGACCTTGAAGGTTGCCTTCGCGCCGGGGCGGGAGAACAAATAGAACGCTTGCATTTGTGCAAACTCGATATTTTTGATCGCATCATCGACTTTATTGCTACGAAGCGCGATGATCGCTCTAGCAACATTGGCTGCAATTTTCCCGTCAGTAAGAAATGCTCCCTGCTGTGCAGCCCGCGATGCTTCAGACAAGATGGATGATGGATTCTTGCCGTCACGAATTGCTGCGAGTGCTTGATTCAATATCTCATTGAACTTCCGCGTTTCCGGTTGCCATCCCATCGTGTCCTTCTCGCCGGGGCGGGAGTAATTGGCTCGCCGCTCAATCGCAGCAACGCCACGAGCCTCGCGCTTGCCCATGCCTTCAGCCTGACGCTTCAGATCAACAACAGATCCGGAGGCAATGCGCTCATATCCCCGAAGATCGTTCCAAAGATACAGAACGCCCTTATCAGAACCTTCGGAAGCCTCAATGCGGAACGCCTGACCACGAATCTGCGCGTCGTGTTCCTCAATTGGCTTGTTGTATCGCTTGGTTTTGTTCACTTCCCAATTAGCCATTCTTCACCTCCACATTCCAATAGCGTCCGGTGGTAGCCACGGGACTGGTTGCGCTGTAGCCCTTCGACGCGACCCGCCGACCGAAATCGCGGGCAAGGTCTGCGTCCTCAAACGAAATCACGAGCGTATCGCTGCCGACCTGCACGGCCCGCCATCCGCCGTCCGGCATCGCCTTCGCCGCGAGCAACTTGCCGAGCATGGGCGACTTGCTGGCCTCGGCAAACGCGCCGCGCTCAAGGCTGGATGCGTCGAAGGTGTCTGCGTCCTCCTCGGCGTTCTTCATCGGCACACAGTTCGGCACGGTCTTTCCGTCCTTCTGCTTCGTGCCGACAGGCTCGTAGCCCTCCCAACACGCGCCCTCCATGTCAAACCGCTCGGGCTGGCCGGGGCGGGAATGCGCGTCCACGCGAACGTGCGATATTGCTCCAGAGGTCAAAACAACATACTTGCCACCCTGATAAATCCGCAGATCTCCCTTGCTATCCACCTTGAACAAGGGCGTGCCCGATGCCTTCCACTTTGCATAGTTCTTGGGCGTAATGACCGTGCTTTTCATCATGTTGGAGAGATACACCGTTTTCCCGGCTGCAAGTGCTGCTTCGATCTTGTTCAGCACCGTCTGACCAATCGATGCCTGCGATGATTCCTCAAACCTCTCGGGCTGGCCGGGGCGGGAGAACCTCCCCCCAAAAATATTGACCTTTTCATAAGCGTTCCTCACATTCACACCCAAGTTGAACACCCTCACCATTTCAGCACGCTTTGGGCCATCAAAGTTCTGAAACTCGTCATACAACAGGTTGAGAACATGGTTGAGTTCTCTTGGTTTGTATGTGTTCTTTATGTCTTTGAGCAACGCCTCGACTTCCTTGTAACCCAAGTCAATTCGTCTTTCGACAATTCGATCATTCGACTCCATTCTTGTCATTTTTCCGCGCTGCATCAATTCGATTGCAGTCAGAAACGCGCGGCGCGTCGGCTCAATAAAAGCATCCAACCTTCGATTTCCTGTTAGTGGGAACAAATTGAGTTGCTTCTTCAACTCATTTAGTGTGCTTTTGTATTCCGCAGGGTGCATTCGCATTTCTGAATCTGAAAACCGCTCGGGGTGGCCGGGCTTGCCGAAGTAGAACCGATCTTCTGTCTTGTTGGTCATCGTTTGAATCCGGGGTCGGGGTACTCGCCTCTGTCGATGATGCGTTGCCGTGCTGCGTTATATCGCGCAAGTGCCTTCCGATCTAGCGTTTCGTCCTCGCGCACGAAACCCATCTCGCGGGCCTCGTCAAAGGTCACGGGCGTTAGCGCACCTCGGCAGTTGAAGCCGTTGGGAGGCACAAGCCCCTGCCGCTTGAAGTCCGCAGCCGTGGCGATATAGCCGTCCATCTGCCAATGGCTACCGGGGTTGCGGCTCTGCCCTCTGCGCCGGTAAACGCCACCCGGCGCACCGCGCGTCCTGCTGTCGTGGATCTCGACCAATCGTAGCAGGGGTGCCCACCGGGCCACGGCTGGCTTGTCCATTACCTCGGCGGTGGCCTCGTTGTACGCGGAAGCGGTGTTCGTGCGGTAGACCGTTTCCATCCGCGCCGTGGTCATCCCGATGATGCCCTCGACCTGCGCCCGCCGGATGAAGCCCGACAGCCCGCCCGTCTTTAGTCCCGCCGGGATCGCGCTGGTTTCGATGCTGCGAGCGATCAAATCTTGTATGCGTTGTGCTTGTTGCCATGTTGCACCTTTGATCCGAAAGGCTTTTGACACAACATCTCGCAAACCATCCAAACGCTTTGTCATCTCGCGCAACGCATTCTTGTTTTCGGTCACGGCAATGCGATTTGCAAGGCTTTGTGATTCTGCCCGTATTCGCTGCACCTCGCTCCACGAAATTGGAACTCGCCTTCGGAAGGCTCGCAAGGCTTCCCAGAACACTCCCGGCTCAAAGCCGACCTCAACCGTAAGTTCCGCGAACGTGTCCGGCTTCTCGTCCGGCCACTCCTGCGGCTCCCATTCGTTCCCTTGCTGCTTCGTCGCCGCGTAGGCGCGAGCCTGTCCCGCAAGTTTCGTCAGCGTAAGCACTTGGCCCAACGCCTCGCCGTATCGCTCCCACGCCTCTGCAGCGTCCTCCGGCTCCTCGCGCACCTGCGCTGCGAGAGCGGCGCGATACCACCGCGCTACTTCGCGCAGCCCGCGCTTGTAGATGCGGTCGAACTCGGTCACTTGCGGCGGCGGGCCTTGGGCTTGGCAGCCTTGGCCTTACGGCCACGCTTTGCGGCTACGCGCTTGCGTCCGGGCTTGGAGTGCAGTTCCCCGCGCCGCTTCATCGACAGCGCGATAGCCACGGCTTGATCCTGCGGGTAGCCCTCGTCGCGCAACAGCGCGATCTTGCGGCTTACCGCATCGTCCTTCGCGGCCTGCGTGTCCTTGCCTTCGGCCTTGTCGAGTTCCTTGTCCTTGCGCTTGGCCCATGCCCTGCCGGGATCGCCGCCCCACAGCAGCCACGCGATGTAGCCCGCTGAATCCTCGCCCCAGCCCTCGCCCTGCTTGTCCACCTCGTGACGGGCGAAGTACGAGTTCATGCGTCGCACCGTGGACGGCGAGAGCGTCTTGCGGTTCGACAGGTCACGCGCCCGAGCCACGCCGACTTCCGTGCCGCCGCGCCCGTGCTTCTTCCGCAGTTCCAGCCCGCGCTTCGCGGCGTTCGCCATCTCCTCGGTCGGGGTCAAATCGACGTCCGACAGAGCGAACTTGTCCTTGGCGAACGGGGTAGGCTCCTCCGCCTCCTGCTCGCCTGCCATCGGCCCAATGTCGAGTCCACCGATGCCGCCCATGCCTCCCTCGGCAGGGGCCTGCAACACAGCCTCGTCATCCTCCGGCTCGGCCAGACCAAGCACCTTCCGAGCCTCGCGCTCGCTGACGCGGCCACCCAACTTCGTGAAGGCTTCAATGGCCTTCATGTATTCATCCGGGTTCGGCTTGCTCACGCTGAAGGAGAACTGCGGCGGGGTTCCATCGTCGCCGAAGTTGAACCGATAGAGCGGCGTGACGATTTCGCGCGTGATGGTTTCACCGAGCGCGTTGGCGATGTAGGTCAACTGGCGGTTTAGCGTCTGCGCGTGCTGGTCGCCAATGGAACTGCCTAGCCCGCTAGTCACGGCCTGCGAAGTGCCCGTCTGGCCAAGGATGACTTCCTTGATGTTCTCGGTCAGATACTCGACCATCTTCGCGAACGCTTCGGCGTTGCCGCCGTTGGGCTCAAGAATCTTGATGTCGTAGCCCGCATCCGTGCCGTCGCCGTTCTTCGGGATCAGCACCGAGACATCGCCGAGCAAGTTCTGCATGGCCGTTTCCATGTCGGCCTTCGCGGCGTCGTTGCCCACCGGGTAGTTGCCCACTCGGATGCCCATGCTGTATCGCTCAATGTAGGTCGCCCAATTCTGTAGCGCGGCCTGCTTGAGCGACCAGTAGTACCACACGAGGTCGCGCATACCTCGACCGAGATAGGCATTCTCGGCCTCGTATGGATCGTCGAAATCCACGCCCTGCGGCTGGTAGGTGTGGAGCGCGATCGTGCTGCGCTGCTCGTCATCGAGCGGCAGGACGCGGCTATCCCAGCCGATCACCGTGCCATTGATCTTGTCCGTGTCCGGGGCTGCGCCTCCGATGGTCTGCGTGTAGTAGCGCGGGCCGACTTTCAGGCCGAGTTGCCCGAGTTCGGTCATGGTCAGGCTGTCACCGTGGATCGGCAGCCAGTCGCGCAGGTACACGGTTTCGCCGTGCTTGCCGAACACCATGTTCACCGCGCTGCGCCCGTACCAGAGCGCATCCAGCAAGTGCCGCATAAGGTCGGTGAAGCGCGGCGTGTTCTTCAGGAGTTTGTTGATGAACGCGGCCTGCTCGGTCGCGTCCTCGTCGCCCTGCATATCGGCGGGGGATTGCACCGCCCACTCCGAGCAAGCGACCGAGAGTTGCAGCATGAGCAGCGGCCCCATGATGTCTGGGTCGTAGCGCATCTGCCGCTGTAGGTTCCGATCCTTGCGGAACGCCAGCGAGCCTTGGCGAAGGATCTTGTTGACCGAGAGGTAATACGAACGCTGCATCTCGACAGGCGTGACAAGTGCCTGAAAGACGGGCGCGGCTCGCACCATGTCTGCTGCTTGGGTCTGGTTCGCTTCGCTGTTGAGTTCGTTCATGGTTCAAGATCCATAGAGCCTCCACAGTTTCGGGCGATTGCTCGCTACCGTGGTTGGCTTTGCTTGTGGATCATAACGGCGGGTTCTGCCATGCTGTAGCAAATCGACCACCGCATCTACGGTGTCATCATGCTCACCAGCAGGGAAAGCGACCATCTCATCGCGGATTGGCTCTTGGGACGGTTCGAGCCTGCCGTCCGCTCGGCATCGAAGCCGGAGCCGCCCTTGCTCAACCATCGGCTGCGCCTCGCTGGCCCGCGTCACCTTGTCCTTCGTCCGGGCGATCTTCAGCACGGGGATGCGCGTGGACTGTGCGAGTTGCTGGCAGAGGCCCGCCTGCGGCCCGTTGCCTTCCGCGAGGATCTGGGAAACGCCTAGCCGCTCGCAGGCATCCACCGCGCGGCGCATGAAATCGGGGAAGGTCGCCTGCACCCGCAGGCATTCAAGCACCCAGCAGTTCGCATCCTTGTCGATCAGCGCGATAACGCAAACGCTGTAGTCGCCGGATTCGTCCCGCTTCTCGGTGAACGCCCAGTCGATCGCCGCGACCACGCGCCCGTTGTTCTGCGCGTACTCCGATGGGTCGTTCGCGTAGAAGCCCGATTCGATCCACTCGGGCCGGAAGATCAGGCTGTCTTGGCTGATTGGGATCAGTTCATACGCGCGGGCGTATCCGAGCGGCCCCATCTCGCGCCGCTGGCTCTCCAGCACCTCGGGCGTAAAGACCTCGCCCCACGGCGACTCAAAGCCCCTGCACGGCTTCCAGAACAGCGAACCGTCTTGCTCGGCGGCTCGCTTCCAATCTGCGGTCAAGTCATCGTTGTGGTAGGGCGTGAACAACCGCCATGTACGCGGCTTGCCTGCGCTGAAGTCCCGCATTGGCAACCAGTTATTGCGCCACGCCTCTTTCACCTTGGCCCGCTCGGCTGGCACAAGAATGGAGTTTCGCAGGTCGCACACGTCATCGCCGCAAAGCAAGTCCGCTCGTCCGCCTGCGCGACCGAAGATGTTCGCGGCCTGCATCGTGGCATCGCGGTGCATCGACGGAGACTTCACCACGATCTCGTTGCTGCCGTCCGTGGACGGGTCGGGCTTGACCATCTTGATGTCGGGGAACACGATGCCGTAGACCTCGGATCGCATGATTTGAACCACCATGCGGATCTGCTCCTGCGCCTTCGCTACGGTCTGCCCGATGTGCTTGATGCGGATAGACGGGTTCCGGCCAATCTCCCACGCCTGTCGGATACCCAACTGCACCGACTTGCCGTGACCACGCGGCATCCCAATGGCGGCATCGCCGTGCTTCGATAGGTGCGCCTGCATCGCGGTGTGCAAGCCCGACTGGCTGAACCCAAGCCACTCCGCGAATACGTCCGGGCATGCCCTCGCGGCCTCGGCTATCGCCTGCTGGTCAGGATCGAGTTTCATCCGTGCCGAGTCTACGGGCGATGATGGCCCGGGCCCGCGCGGCTACCTCCGGGCTAATGACCACGCGCTCGGTGGCCTCTCCATCGTCGAGCCGTTCCATCTTGTCGAGGGCAATCGCGGCGTTGATCTTGTCTCGCGCCATCGCGGCTAGCACTTCGGCGGCTCGTAGGCGATCGCGGGGCTGCGCCATGTCATCGCTCAAGATCCGCGAGCAGATTTCGGGAGCCTGCTCCATAACCGCATCGGGAATCTTCCACCCGTGCGTAACGGCTCGCTGAAGCAGACGCAAGGCCGATCGCTGGCGGGCTGGCGGCTCATCTAGCACCGGATGCGGCGGCGGCTCCGCAGGCAGTTCAATCGGCGCAATCGGCTTTGGTGTGACTTTCTTTTCCATAGGTGCAGGAATGCAACCGCCCCGACGGAAGCCGGGGCGGCGCACCGAACAGTCCTTTGCTCGTCAGTCCTTCTTACCGGGAATCCATCCGGCGATCTTGGACAGCGGGACGAGATTCCCGCCGATGTAGCCGATGGCAAATGCGGCCACGGCTCCCCACACACTTCCGATCAGACTCTCAATGCTCGCAAGCGTCATCATGGTCAGACTCCTTTCGCGTGAGATTGTACCGCGCGTCTGTACGCGGCGTCGAACTCGGCATCCTGCGCTCTCATTGCCGCGATTGCCTCCCTCGTAGTCTCTGGCCGCGCGTCATCGACCGCAGCAGCCAGCAGACTGGCCGCACGAGCCTTCGGCTTTGGTATCCAGCCCAGAGCGGCCCGGATGGCAGCGAGGATGCCCGATGCCGTCAGCAGCCACACGGCGGCGGCTCCGGCTGCTGCGATGGCAACCCATTTCAGCGTGGCCCAAATCGGAGAAACCTTGTCCGTCACACCGGGCAGGGCGGTATGTATTTCCGCCACGCCGTGACGAATCTGCATG